TGTTAATACTCCGATGCAAATCTTGAAGTTTGGGTGGCAACGAACTCTTCCTGGGGTGTTCTTGAGTGACATAGCACCACGCCTTGTTAAAGGAACCAAACAGGCACGACTAGATTTCGCGAAGTTAGGACCAATCGAACAAGCAGCTTATCGCGGTCGCTTAACAACTGCGGTTGCGTCTACAGGAGCGTTGATTTACTTTGCAAGTAACAATAGAGAGTCTATCACTGGAGGAGGCCCGCGTAACAAAGACGAACGACGCGCTCTTGAAGCCACAGGATGGCAACCTTATTCGTTTGCTACAACAGATGACGAGGGCAACAAAACTTACTACAGCTACCAACGGATGGACCCATTCGCCACTATGATTGGTATTATTGCGGATATTGCCGAGTTTGGAGAAATGAACCCACGAAGCGATGACGAGCTTAGTTCCGCCGTGTCTGGTATGGCCTTTACCATAGCCGAAAGCTTGACCGATAAATCTTTCCTTCGTGGTTTGAATAACGTCTTGAACATCACTGGTGATCCAGAGACTTACATTCCTAAAACATTAAAGGACATCGGAGCCGGTATGGTGGTCCCAATGTTTGTGGACAAACTAAAGAACTACGATAATGAGATACTTATCAGGGAAAACCGTTCCATTGTTGACGCAATACTCCGAAAGATGCCCATCGCTGAAGAGAACATTCCTCCAAAGCGGACCTTTCTCGGCGAACCTGTTTACCGACAGAATCCACTTGGTTTACTCGGGATCGCCAATCCGGTTTACATATCAAGCCAACGCAACGACATCGTAGACCAAAAGATTCAAGATATGCTTCCCAGATTTTCGTTACCTCCGGCAAACTATTTAAACCACGGTGACACGGACATGCGAGAGTTCTACAACGAAGGCGGAAGGCAAGCATACGACCGATTCCTTGAACTAACATCAACAACTACCATTCAAGGGCGGAATCTACGAACCGCTTTGAAAGGTCTGTTTAAGTCCCGAGCATTTAAGAATGCGGAACAGAATTATCTAGCAGCCCAAGAGACCGGAGAGCCGGGAGTGGAAGACCCTCGCGTGGCTTTGACTAGAAGCATTATCTCGCGTTATCGAAGAATTGCAAAACGGGAAGTTATCACTGAGTTTCCCGAACTCCAAGAGACAGTATTCAATTTAAAAACACAAAAGCGCAGAATGCTTAACAACCCTATCCCAACCTTATAAAATACCATGTCAGCCACAAGTGGACTATCATTCTATCTATCCGCATTCTTAACACCCTCAACAGCCCAGACTCTTAACTATGGTTTTGAGACTCTTGTTGACGATGACATAACTGTAGTTTTCATCAACGGAAGTAACACTCGTTTGGTGCTTACTAAAGGTGTCGATTACACGTTAAACACTACTACACAGGAAGTTACATGCACAGCATCAACCTGGATTTCACTTTCATCTGTAAGTGGTATCGTGGACTCTTCCTCAAAGATAAGGATCTTTCGAACCACCTCAATACAGCCCTCGGTTGACTTTAAGTCAGGCGCTGTGTTAAGCGAAGGAGATCTCGACACCGCCTATAAGCAAGGTCTCTTTGCCGCACAGGAGATGGCTGAAGATGCCGCCGCCACAAGCGCAGGGGTTCAAGCTGTTACTGAAAATATGCTTGAGACCGGAGCAGTGACCGCAACAAAGATAGGCGCAAACGCTGTAACTGAATCACGAATACTCAACAGCGCAGTCACTAACGCAAAGATTGCCGACAACGCTGTTAACGCCGCTAAGATCCAGAACGGCACAGTAGGATCAGATGAACTTGCGACTGGATGTGTAACAACAGCAAAGATCGGAGCTAACCAAGTCACGACTACACAAATTGTAAATAATGCTGTAACACAAGCTAAGGTAGTCAAAGCCGGAAAAGGTAACATGGAAGCACTGACTGGGAGTTCCGGACAATCCGTTGGTATAGTAACACCTGACGTTCTTAGATATAGCCAGTTCGCTCCAAGGTGTTATGGATCAGTTAGTCTTGCTACAAATACAGACACTACGTTTTCAAATGCCTATAATGTCGCGTCTGTATCCGCTAGTGGTGTCGAACGAACGATTAACTTTTCGGTTGCGCTGGACACGGCGGACTATGTTGTGATTACCAGTATCAAAGCTACAGGAGCCGGTTATGACGCCCCGTCAATCGTCAGTAAATCAACATCAGGATTTGTTGTAGACTTTAACAATAACTCCGGATCAGGCAGGGCTCTAGACTTCGTTGTCTTCGGAAGCACCCTTAGTGCATAACAATTATTATGAACTCCTCAGTCAATACACCCTTAGTAGGTATCACCGGATTGATTGCAAATATAACACTCGAACAAGTTAACACCACTGTGGCTATTGCGGTAGGACTCTCCACGTTGATCTATATGTTAATAAAGATACGACACCTCTTAAAACAGAAACAGAAATAAAAATGAGCGACGAAAAACGAAGCATCAAGATGGAGGGTTTACAAGACCTTCTCATCGACACATTCATCGACCAAATCAAAAGTGGTGAAGCACCTCCTGCCTTGTTAAACGCTGCACGTCAGTTACTTAAGGACAATAACATCACAGCCAGCATCACTAAGGACTCACCCTTGGAAGCACTTGTAAATTTACTTCCCTTCGAAGATCCGACTGATAAAGTTGTCAATGAATGAGTGACATCCCACCACAGCTTAAGGACTTCCGTAACTTCCTTTGGATGACATGGAACCACCTTACGCTACCCGCACCCACCCCTATCCAATATGAGATAGCCGAGTGGATGCAAAACGGTCCACGCCGAGGTGTTATCCAAGGGTTCCGAGGTGTCGGTAAGTCATGGATCTGTTCAGCCTTTGTTGTCCACCAGCTACTTCTAGATCCACAAAAGAACATCCTTGTTGTCTCGGCATCCAAGAACCGCGCTGATGATTTCTCTACGTTCACCCTTAGGTTGATCCACGAGATGCCCGTCTTGGCTCACTTGATGCCTGGGGACAAACAACGCTTCTCTAAGATCTCCTTTGATGTCGGACCAGCCCAAGCATCCCACGCTCCCTCGGTCAAGTCCCTTGGTATAACATCCCAGCTTACCGGCTCCCGTGCTGACATCATTGTTGCTGATGACGTAGAAGTCCCTAACAACTCAGCCACCCAGTCGATGCGTGACAAGCTCTCAGAGCAAGTCAAGGAGTTCGAAGCCATCCTTAAGCCAGAGGACAACAGCCGCATCCTTTTCCTTGGGACACCCCAGTGTGAGGACAGTATCTATAACAAGATGCTTGAGCGTGACTACGAGATGCGCGTGTGGCCAGCAAAGAAGGTAACATCCGATAAGTCCGAAAAGATCTACAAGGGTAACATAGCTGACTCCTGTATCGATGATGATAACGTCGGAGACCCTACCGAACCTAGCCGCTTTGGTGACATCGACCTAGCCGAACGTGAAGCATCCTATGGTAAGTCAGGGTTCGCCATGCAGTTCATGCTGGACCCTAAGCTGTCCGACTTGGACCGCTATCCATTAAAGATCAATGACCTGATTGTTATGGATCTTGATAATGAGACGGCACCCGAAAAGCTTGTGTGGGCGCAAGTCCCTGAGAACGCTTGGGACAGCACTGTGCCGAACGTAGGGTTCACCGGGGACCGCTTTTTCCGTCCTATGAAGCTTGTAGGGGACCACGTGCCTTACACCGGAAGTGTCCTTGCTGTTGACCCGTCAGGCCGTGGTAAAGACGAGACCTCTTGGGCTGTCGTCAAGATGCTTAATGGTTACCTGTATGTTACCGATGCCGGTGGTATGCAAGGAGGTTACGACGAAAAGGTTCTTAAGGTCCTTACCATGAAGGCCAAGATGAATAAGGTTAATGTTATTGTGGTGGAAAGTAACTTTGGTGACGGCATGTTTGTGGAGATCATTAAGCCCTATCTCACCAAGATCTACCCTTGCACCATTGAGGAGATCCGACATAACATCCAAAAGGAAAGGCGAATAGTAGATACCCTGGAGCCAGTCCTTAACCA